TGCTGGAAGGCCTCGTGGAACAGCAGCGTCTGCAGGCGGCCGGAGCCGCCGCCGATGCCGCCGAAAGTCGAGCCGAGCTGGCGATCGGGTCGCAGTTCCGAGCTCTCCTGCCGCGGCCGGTTGATCTTCAGCGTGGAACCGGCGCGCGGCCGCGCGACCTGGAAAGCGGGCGTCGCCGGGGTCGTCGCTGCGGTCTGCTCGGCCACATAGGCCCAGCGGGTCTCGCTCTGGTTGGGGATCGTCATGTCGAGTTGGCCTCCTCAGCCGCGATATTTGAACCAGTACCGAACCGCGAGGACGGCCCGGAAATGACTGTCGTCCGATCCAGCGGTATCGACGGCATCGACCTCGGTGACCAACACGCCGTCGAAGCGTTGGCCGAGCAGCGCGGCGCCCACGGTGGCGAGGGCGGCCTCGGGATCGGTGGCGCCGCCGACGCCATCGCCCCGCACGACGCGGCAGACGACGTGGACGGTGCCGGTTTCCTTCCACCAGTCGTTGCCGGGATTGCCGAGGCTGAGCCGCGTGCTCATCGGCGGCAGGAAGTCGGCGGTCATGTAGACCGTCGCGGCGTCATCCTGGCGGGCCGTGTTGATCGAGTCCTTGAACGTGAAGCCGACCGGCATCACGGCATCGAGCTTGGCGCGGAAGGCATCGCGGACGGCCTTGCTGCTCATCGGTGCCGCCTCGTCAGTGCGCGGTGGGGTCGGGCCGCTGGAAGATCCTGATCGCGGGATAGACCTGCTGCCGGGCGACCCGCCGTCGATTTCGCCGGCTGGCCTGCCCGATCACGGTGACACCGAGGTTCAGCTGTACAGGGCCATAGTCGATATCCAGCGTCCTGGAATAGCGCTGCTTGGCCGCCTTCCAGACCACGTTGAAGATGCCGTTGGGCGTCTGGCGCGAGGAGCCCTGCATCTGCTTGGCGCTCCAGCCGGCGGCGCGACGGGACCTGCGGCTGCGGGCGTTTCCTTTTGCCGTTCTCCAGCGGGTGGCGGCGTCGCGGCCCTCGAGCTTCGCAGCATAGACCGCCGTGTTGACGATATGGATGATGCGACCGGGCCGCAGCGTCGTGAGGTCGGTGACCTCCGCCATGTCCTGCAGCACCACGAAGTGGCCCTTGTAGAAGCCGGGATGGCCCGGCCGCTTGTCGGGGCCGCGGCCCGTCGGGGCGACCAGCAGCAGCTCGGCCAGGATCCAGTTCACGGCGGCCAGCAAGCCGCCAGAGGTCGAGACGAACTCGATGCGACCGAACGGCTTCACGTCATGGTAGTCGCGCCGTGGTGCCCCATCGGTGATGACGGTCGGCGCGCGATCGAAGCCCTTAACGACCTCTTCGCGCAGCGCCTGCTCGGCGGTGTCGATGGTGAACTGCTGGATCGACGGCTCGAGAAAGTCGTCCCACACGACCGACATCTTGTCGGACTGCAGGATCTTGGCGGTCGCCATCTATCAGGGAACCACGGCGCCGGCGTCGTAGATCGGATCGAACAGAAGGTTGTTGCTGCCGTTGCCGACGCCGACGGCCGTCGCCTTGTTGGTCGAGACCAGATCGGCCGGCGGCATGATCTTGCCCGCGGTCGTGCCCAGCACGTACTCGGTCCCGGCCACCGCACCGAGCGTGACCACGGCACCCGGGACGGCGACGCCGACCTTGGCGCCGGCGGCGTCGGCGCTGGCCAGTGCGATCACGAGACCGTTGGAGCCGGCCTGCTCCGCGGTGCCGTCGCACTGCGCCTTGAGGTACTTCTGGTCGGATGCCCGCTTGTAGAGGACCATGCCGGCGCTGAAGGCCTCGCCGGCGGTGACCAGGATGACTGGCGGGCCGCTCACGAAGGCGACGGACGCGGCAGTGACGGCAAGTTCGGCCATAGTGGGTCTCCGTTGTTGAAAGGTGTCGAGAGATCAGGCGCCGATGCCGATGACCTCGAGGACGTGGCAGACGATCGTCTCGCCGTCGCGCAGCGTGTTGACGGCCTCGATCGACAGCGCGTGCCCGTCGACCACGATCTGATCCTTCTCGGTCGGCATCAGATCGGGCAGGACCGAGGCAGCGATCTCGGCATTGGAGATGCGGATGCGCTGGGTCGTACCGGCCTCGCCGTCGAGATCGGCCGGTTGCAAACGCGGGTTGAAGATGCGGCCTTTCACGAGCAGCTGGTCAAACCCAACATCCGTGCGCCGCTTCAGGGTCATGGTCTGGCCGTGACGATCCATGACATCGGCCACGCGATCGCCGATATAGCTGCTCATGCAGCAATCCAGTTTCGGTAAGGCGTCAGAGCGCCTGCGACGGCAACGAGCAGACCGCTGTCGCCAACCCAACTCCGCGAGTCGCCGTAGGAAGCCTGGTAGACGTCAGGCACCATTTCGCTCAGAAGGCCAGCGTCGCGCTTGCGGCCGCTATACATGAACTTGATCTGCTCAATGACGGCGCCTTCGAGATCGTCGGGCACATCATCGGGCAGCTCGTAGCCGGCGTCGAACTCGACGATGATCTCGTCGAAGCACCATGCGGCCCGATAGCCGTCGCGCATCCGCTGCAGCAGGCCGCCCGGCAGGAGCCGGAAGTCTCCGTTTTCAAGCGCGACCCCGGCCTCGGTGATCGCCGTGATCGAGACCGCCGGCCGCCAGGGCAGGACCAGTGGCGGCGGCCCGTCGAGGGAATGGCGGCTGTTTTCGCGGCCATGCGACGGCGACCACGTCGCCTTGCAGGACTCCAGACCGAACGTCGGAGGCGTGCCCGCGGCGTCCCGCGCCAGGCCGCAATAAGCGACGATCAAGGCCGTGGCACGATCTGCGATCTTCTCGATCAGGGCGTCGTCGCTGTCCGGCGATCCGATCATCGCGCGCACGTTTGCCGCCGTCGTCAACCGCCGCGCAGCAGCATCGGCCGCCGCGGTCACGATCTCGAAAAGCGGCGCATCGTCGTGCATCACGGCCCCATGACGACGACAATCGTGCCGCCTTTGGCATTGCCGGCACTGGCGACGGTCGGATAGAGGTCGCCGCCCTCGACGAAGACGCGCTGCAGGGCAGTGGTACCGTCGCCGACCTGCGGCACGCCGATCTTGCGGTTGGCGTTGCTGAGGTCGGCGCCGATACCGGTGAGATAGTCGACGCCGCCGCTGATCGCATCGAGCAGGGTGACGTCGTACAGGTCGGTCGGTTGCGTGCCGCCGGCATCGGGGACAAACTTCACCTGATGGATGTGGCCGCGCTTGAAGGTGACCGGGTTCTCGGCCACGGCACCGCCGGCCGAGCAGACCCACGCCATGGTGTACTTGGTGTAGCCACTGCCGAGATCGGCGGTGGTGACGGTGATGGAACCGGCAACGGCCATGGTGCGTGCTCCCTAAAGACGGATGAAGGGCGGAGGAGCGCTCCTCTGCCGTTGCCGGTCCCAACCGATCAGGCGTCGGTCGACGCCGTGATGTTGGTCTGCATCGCGACTTCGCCGGCGTTGTTCACGATGTTGATCGGCTGGAAGTAGACGAAGGTCGCGCCGGTCAGGGCCTCGGTGATGTTCGCCGCGTTGGTCAGCAGACGGACGTTGAGGTTGGGGCCGATCATGCCGGTCGAGCCGGTGATCGTATCAACCAGGAAGATGCAGGCCGCGTTGCGGGTGCGCGCCCAGCAGTCGTGAACCTCGAGGTCGGTGGTCGCCGTGGTGCGGACGTCGATGACGCCGACCGAGAAGTTGCCGTCGAACTTCGAGTTCTTGACCGTGATGCGGTCGCCGCCGACGATCGCGATCGCCGCACCGGTGCCGGCGGCGATGTCGCCGTCGTAGCGGAGACCGTCGATCAGCATGCGGTTGGCCGCTGCGGTGGTCAGCAGGAACACCGTGCACTGGCCGGTGACGTCGCGATACTCGCAGTCGAGCAGCTTGAAATCGGCGGCCGACACTACCAGCGCCGATACCACGGCGTCGATGCCGCCGGTGAACAGCAGGTTGCGCACCGTGCAGTTCGCCGCCGAGACCGCGAAGGTCGCATCGGTGGTGGTGAAGTTGACGGTCGGACGGGCGGCGCCGGAACCCAGACCGATGATCTCGACGCCGGCAACGTCGAGCGCGACCGCCGCCGCGGCGCCCACGGTCTCGACGTGGCCCGGCATGACATAGATGCGGTCACCGTTGTTTGCGGTGCAGAGGCCGATCGCATAGTCGATCGAGGCGACCGGAGCGTCGGGGTTCTGCCCATAGCCCGCACCGTTGGTGCCGGTGACCGAATTGACGAAGAAGATGTTGCCGGTAGTCAGCGCCTGGCTGACGACGGAAAACATGCCGCCCGACTGCTTGCGGACGAAGAGCTCGCTACGAGCACCCATTTCTTGGGTCCTTTCCAGTGTGAGGGGTCGTCTGATCCTTCAGGCCGGCGGAGGGGGCGCCGGCCTGCCGTCGTTCTCGCCAGCCGCCGGTTACGCGATGGCAGTGGCCGGGATGTCGGTCGCGTAGCGCGGACCCTCGAGCTCGATGTCGATCATGCCGAGCACGGCCGATGCCACGACCTCGACCGACTTCAGGCGCAGCCAGCTCTTGCTGCCGAGCTTCTGGGAATCGACCTGGATCTCGTAGCGCTGGTTGGAGCCGGCGGTGGTGACGAAGCCCGCAGTGGTCGCCGCAGTGACGGCGCCGGGGACGTCATCGCTGCCGGTGTAGGCCTGGTAGTAGAACGGCACCGCCACAGGATTGTCGCCGTTGGCGTTGTCGCAAGCCTCCATGGTGATGGTTGCCGTGCCGCTGGCGCCGACGCCCTTGATGATGGTGAACTCGGCGGAGGCGTAGTTCGCGAGGTTGACGATATCGGAATAGACCGTGCCCGCGAAAGCGTTGGCGACGGGATAGAGGCCGACGACCGGATGGTCGGTGGCGAAGCTGAGGACGGACATGCGGGGTCTCCTGAAATCCTTGGAGCTGAAGGGGGACGAGACGCGCGCCCGCGGTCACGGGCGCGCGCCGGGTTGGCGAAAATCGCGCCGGGTTAGGCGCGGGTAGCCAGGGTGATGAAGGGCGACTGCTTGTTGGTGCCCTTGAACGGCGTGATCGGCTTGTCGTCGACCGGCTGGCCGTCCACGCGGTAGATGAAGCGGAAGGCCTGCTCGTCGGTCAGGAACGCGACGTGGATCGAGGTGGCGTACTCGATGCTGCCCTTCTCGATGATAGTGTACTGGCTCGGCACCGCGAGAACGATGTCGCCCTCGGTGCCGACCGTGGAGCAGTACTCGATCGGTCGGACCGGCCGGCCCATCAGGGTGCCATAGGGAGACTGCGAGAGACCGCCGGGCGGCAGGTAGACCGGGATGCCGCCGGTGCCGATCACCATCGACATGTTGTTGAGCTGCGGGAAGCAGTCCTGGTTGATCCACCATTCGGCGTCGCCCATGAGACCGCCGGGGCAGCGTGCCCACATCTTGTCGATGTTCTCCTTGACGATCGTGGCAGCGGCCTGGCCGGTCTCCTTGGCGATCGAGACCTTGCAGCCGGCGTTCATGAAGCCGAGCGGCTGGGCGCTACCGGTGCCCTCAAACATGGCGTCGTCGAGCATGAAGGCGAACTCGTCGGGGAAGGCCTGGCTGATCACCGAGGAGAGCGCGACCGAGTCCTGCAGCATCTCGGTGGTGGCGTAGAGCAGCCCGGCGAGCTTCTTCAGCTCGAGGTTCATCTGCCGGAACTTCGGCCGGGTCGGGGTCAGGCTGTCGCCTTCGCCGATCCAATAGCCCTGGACGCCGCCCCAGCGGGAGCCGGTGGCGCGGCTGTCGTCCTTCAGCGCATTGATCTTGAGCCCGTTGGAGCGAGCCGAGATCGGAATGCGGCGAGCGCGGTCGGCGATGCGGGCGACCTGGAAGGTACGCATCAGCAGACCGTCGGCGATGTCCTTCTCGACCAGGAAGGCGCCGTCGGACGGTACCGCCTCGTTGGCGCCCTGAGAGGCGCCGTACTCGACGAGGCGGCTGTCGATGCTGTGACCCTGCTTGGCGCGCGCCACGGCGAACAGCAGATCGCCGAACGCCGCCGACTGCGCGACGGTGAGGACCTGGCCCTTCTTGAGCTCGTGCGCCTCGGCCGGCAGGTTGCGGTACTTCGCCATGAACGGCTGCAGCACCTTGCCGTCCTCGCCCGCCGGCTCCGTGGTGGACTGCGGGGTGCCCTTGGCGCCGGCGCTCTTGAGCTTCTGCAGCTTCTCCACGTTGGCGATCGCGGCGTCGATTTTCTCGACGTTCGCCGAGGCGCCGTCGAAATCTGCCTGGTTGTCGGCGGCGAGCGCCGCCTCGACTTCGGCGAAGGCCGTCGTGCGGAGCTGTTGCAGCGAGACGAGGTCCTTGGGCATCGCCGCGGGCAGCGCGATGAGCGCCGTCACGATGCCGTGGTGCGCGAGGTCGTGGGGCAGCAGGAACGCGGCCGTGATGGCCACAAGCAGGACGACGACCGTCAGGCCGCCGCCGAAGATGACGGTCTTCGACTTCATGATTGTTCTCTCCTGGAGGGGATGGGCCGGAAAGGCCCGGTACCGCGGCGGCCTGCGCCGTGGATCTCTGGTCGGCTTCAGCGGCGGAGCGCTGCGGCCTTGCGTTGATTGGCGACCTGACGGCGCATCGAGTTCAGGGTGGCATCGTAGGACGCGATGCGGTCGGCCATTCCGGTTTTCACGGCATCGCCGCCGACCTTGACGCCGCCTTGGCCGAATTCGGCCAGCACGCGGTCGCTGGTCGTGTTGCGGCCCTTGGCGACGTCGGCGACGAACAGCTTCTCCAGCGCGTCGAGCGTCGAGACGATCTCGGCGCGGCCGTCCTCGGTGGTGGCGTCGGGCCGCTTGTTGGGCGCACCGGTCGAGACGATGTCGAGCCACAGCTCGCCATTGGCGTCGGGTGCGACCTGGACCGGGACTGCGGCGACGACACCGATCGAGCCGACCATGGCGGTGCGGTCCATCACGATCTCGCCGGCGGCGGAGGCGATCCAGTAGGCGGCCGAGGCTGCGGTGCCGGAGACGTACGCGGTGGTCGGCTTCTGCTTGGCGCCGGCCGCAAGCTGGTCGGCGAAGGCCTGGATGCCGGAGACGGCGCCGCCGGGGCTGTCGATGAGCGCGAGCACGGCGCCGACATCGGAATTGGCGAGCGCGGCGCGAAGGTCGTTCTGCAGCATCGTCACCGAGGTCGCACCCGACATCTCGGTCATCATGTTGGCGCGGGGGAAGATGGGGCCGGTGATCGGCATCACGGCCACACCATCGATCAGGAAGGTGCGCGAGGTGCCGGCCAGCCGTTGGGCGCCGGGGCCTGCCATCAGCTCGTAGTCGCGCTTGATGTAGGCCGGCGTGCCCTTCTCGCTCGCGGCCGCATCGACCTGATGGCGCATCACGATGGCGGCGATCTTCTGCAGCTCCGACGGGACGATCGCCCACGGCTCCGCGGTCAGCGCATTCCAAACACGCATGCTGGCACTCCTCAGTGGAGGAAAAGGGTTTCGCCGTTGGGGCCGGTCAGAGAGGAACGCCGCGCCTTCGGCTTGGAGCGATTGATGGTCCGGAACGCGGCCGGAACCGACCACTGCACGTCGCTCGCCATCCAACCGGCATCAGCATCGTTGCCGGGCTTTTTCGGATCGACTTCGCCGTCCTGCAGCGGCTGGCCCGAGGGCGTCATGTTCATCGGCACGAGATACTCGTCGCCATCGGGGCCGATGGTGTTCTCGTTCTCCCGACGCTTGATCTCGTTCACCGACGCCCAGCCCCATTGCCGCGCGATGGCATAGGCGCGATAGCGGCTGAGGATGTCGCCGCGCATGAGCCCCTCGAGGTTGTGCTCGATCTTGTAGACCACCCGCTCGTCGGGGGTCAGGCAGGCGATGGTGAGGGCCTGCTCGACCGACTGCGCCAGGGCGCTCAATGGGCCGGTGACATAGTCGATGCTCTGCTGCTCGATGTTGGAGAACGTCGCGTTGTCGAGGATGCCGATCTTGTGCGGCGGCGTCCGGTACATCGTCGCCGCCATGACACCGCCGAGCTTCCGGGTTTCCGTGAGCTGGGTCTTGCTAGGATCGAACGAGGTTTCCCGCATCTTGAGGCCGAGCTCGAGGATGGCGACCTTCCACTTGCCGTCGAGCCCGCCGTAGACGCGCTCTATGCCGGCCCGGATGCGGCGCACGGTGTCGTCGTCGGGCAGCTTCTTGTCGTACTCGAGGATCATCGACGGCATGGCGCCATTGGCGAAGAACACTGCGGCGAACTTCTCGGCAGCCAGCATCAGGGCCACGGTTTCCTTGTTCTGCAGGATCGGTGACACGCCCAAGACGCCGCCGTTCAGCGTGTCGTCGGTCGATTCGCGGTAGCCGACATGGATGACGTCCTGCCAGGTGAGGCCGCGCTCGAGGCCGGTCGGCGACAGGATGTCGAAGAACGGCTCGCCGTCATCGGCCCAGCGCACGGCGGTGCGTCCGACCTGCAGCGGCGTGATGTAATCGAGTAATCCGGCCTCGCTGCGCCAGACCCGCGAGAAGTGATTGCCGTGCGCCATCGCGACGTGGACCAGCGCCTTGCGCCAGCGGTAGGACGACAGCCACGGCGACGGCCCGTATTTCAGCAGCCCGAACAGCGGATGCTCGACGGCCTCGTCGTAGCCGTCGGCGCTGCGCCGCTTCAGGGTGAGCGGCACCTTGGCGAGATCCTCGGACTGCACCTGGATACAGGCCGCGATGCCCGGCGAGGTCAGCGCCGCAGGCACATTGACGCGCAAGCCGGTCGCCGACGTGATGCCACCCTCCATGCCGCGCAGCCATTCGTCGATGTAGCGATCCTGCGCCCCGATATCGGGCGCGCCCATCAGGCGGGACCACAGGCCCATGATCAGCGCACCCGCAAGGTGGCGACGATGCCGACCGCAGCGAGAAGCGCGCCGGCGGCGACGAAGCCGAGCGGCGGGTAGTGCAGCCAGGCGCCGTAGCCGACCAGGCCGATGCCGCCCAGGGTAATCAGGCCGCGGGCGCCATCGATGATGTCGAAGCGGCGCGGCGATGCGGCGGGCTCACGATCGGCCATGCGTTACCCCCACACCGTGATTTCGAAGCCGGCCGGGATGCCGACCGGGACCGGATTTTCCCGCATCAGTGCCTCGGCGATGAACGTCGCCACAAGCGGATCAATCTTTGCCGCACCGGCGAGCTGCTTCGTGATCGTAACGGCGTTGCCCTTCGCCTCGGCCTTGGCATTGGCGACGCACCATGCCATCAGCGGCTGACCGGCATGCCGCAGCGTTCCATCCGACAGCTCGATCTCGACGTCCTTGATGGCGCCGGACAGCTTCCAGCCCTGCGGAATGCCGGTCGCTTCCGAGATGCCGATCTCCTCCAGCGCCGTCAGGATATGCTTCACGCCGGCAGGATCGACGGCAACACCACCCAGCTTGCCGCTGTCGTTCGCTTGCTCGACCAGCCCGGCCATTTCCGAGAACGCGGCCTCCATCTGGCGAACGATGACGAGATCGCCGCCCTGCTCGAAGTCGCGCAATATCGAAGCTTCGGATTTCCGTCGCTCCAACACGCCCTCATGCGCCCATGCCCGGTTCCACAGGAGACGCTCGCCGACAGCGGTGCGGCCGAGAACGGCCATGCCGAGCAGATCGTCGAGGCCTCCGCCGTCGAGACCGACCACGATGACGACGCACCGCCTGATGATCTCGGCCAGGGTGATGGTCTTGTCGGCGCGGGACTCCCAGTGCTCGGCGCCGGCCCAGCGATCGGTCATCAAGCCGAGACCGACCTCGATGTTGAGATGCTGCGAAGCCCAGAGGCGGACCTCGTCTTCACCCTTCTGCCGCTTCTCCGCGAGGTCCTCGGCGAGGAGCGAAACCCACACCGAGCGGCCGAGGTTCGGCGTCACCCTCGGCCAGTTCGCCTGGTTCTCCCAGAAGCTCCGATCCTTCTGCTGCTTTTGGGAGAACTCGTAGAGCACCGGCAATGTCTTGACGTCGCGCACCTCGCCGTCGCGGATTTTGCGAGCCAGCGCGAGATCCGCTTTGAAGATGCCGCGCGGCTGGTCGAACGATTGCGTCGTGATCTTGACCAGGAAGGCTTCCGGCACGCTGACCATGCCGCCGGTGAGCTGGCCGAGAATGGCTGCGGCCTTGGGGTCTTTGCCGAGCAGATGCTCCTCGTCGACCAGCGCCGCCACCGGAACCGCCCCGGTCACGATCGATTCGTCGAACGTCTTGATCTTGAGGTGGCCCTTGTAGCGGAGATCGGAAATCGTCTTGATGTGGTCGCGCGGGCGAAACCGCTTCTGCAGGTAGCCCTCGTCATCCAGCAGGATCATGCCGCGGGCCTGGTCGAAGGCTTTGTCCGAAACCTCGTGCGAGGGACCCGTCAGCAGCATCTCGGCGCGCGGCCGCTGGTTCAAGATCATCGCCGTCAGCATGATCGCCGCGCCGTACGTCGTCTTGGCGTTCTTCTTCGGCACCATCACGAAGAACTGCCGGATCATCCGCGCGCGGGTCGCGACGTCGAAGGCTCCGAAGATCGCGGCGACCAGGTCGACAATCCACGGCCCGGCGGTTTCCGCCATTGTCGGTGTGCCCGGGACGTCGGGGATGCGCAGCTTCTTGAAGACCCCGACGGCACGATCCGCTCTCACCCGATCGAGAGGCAGATCCGGCACCAGCGATCGCCCCTCCTCCAGGCGACGCTCCCAATCTGGACACGACAGGTCCCAGACCGCCGGCCCGGTCAGTGCTTCAACAGGCCGTCCCACGACGTTCCCTGCTCGGCGGTTTGCGCATCGCGGTTCGCGATCTCCTTTTTGCCGAGCGATGGCGTCGGCGCTTCATCGGCGGCCGGCGGTGCAACCGCGACGGTGTCGGCGCGCGCCAGGAGTGCCTTTGCGGCGGCCACGTTCAGCTTCTTCGATGCCCGCGACAGGTTGACGAGCTGCTCGCGCCGTACCTTGTCGGCACCGTATTCGAGCTCCTTCCCGAAATGCTTCAGCAGCGTTGTGCGCGAAATGCCGAACTGAGCTGCGATGCGGTCATCGCTCCAGCCATCGGCTTTCATAAGCTCGACCTCCTTGCGCTTCGCCGCCGTCACCTTGAAGGCTGGTCTGGCCATTGAGGGCGACTCCGGTTTTTGTACAGAAACGGTGATTAGGGCGGGAATTTCGGGCCTAAAATAAAAAAGGTCCGCGTGCCGTCCGGCGCGGTCGCCGCCCCCTACGGGCCTAGAGATTTACTACCCCCTACCCCCCCCCCCGCATCCGCTTGGCCCTCTCGGCCACCGTCTTGCGGGTGTGCGATGAACCGCACCGCGCCATCCCGTTGGCGACGTCGAACGGCGCACCACCGTCGCGGAGTTCCTTGATGTGATCGGCGAAGAGGCGCTGGCCGGGCCAGTGCCTCGCCGTGCACGTCGGGTCCTGGCATCGACCACCGGCGCGGCGGATGACTTCGGCCCTCCAGCGCTCGTACTCGGGGGTCTGGTAGATCGGCGCGGCGGTCTTCGGTGGCGGCTTGGCGATGCGGGTGTCGAAGGTGGCGAGGCGTGGCTTCAGCATCGTGAGCTTGGCCATCGAGCACCAATGAAATGCCCGCCGGAGCGGTGATGCTCGGCGGGCGGATTTCTAACGTGGGCGGAATATGCCCATCGAGGGTGCAGAATGTCAATAGCCCAAAGATGCGGCAAGTGCTTGTAAACCGGCCCTCAATCGGGTGAGGCCATGGGTCTTCGAATCGCCGGAGCGGCGACGGTCGACTTTCGCCCAATCGGAAGCGCTGCGATCCTCGATCACGACGGCCTTTACGACGCCTCGGCAGCGATAGGGAACGGCATCGCCCAGAAGCACCGTCAGCGCTGTCACGGCATCGAGACGCTTGGCGATCTTGGCGTCCTGATTGGCCTGCGCGTTGATGGTCACCGGCTCATAGCCGGATGTCACCTTCGCCTCGAGGCCGGCATGGCACCACAGTTCCCACAGCGCATTCGCGGCCTGCCATTCGGCGTGGGTGATGTGGCCGCGCGCACGGTAGCGGTCGATGACGCGCTGCGTCACGATCCGCTTCGGGAACTGGCTGCTGTTGGGATTGGAGCGCAACTCCTTCGGCGCGACCTCGACGACGTGACCGCGCGCTGCATAGGGATTGACGCCGTAGTTGCCGGTCTCGTCCGGACCGCAGTTGCGCAGTTCGGCGGCCCGCTTTTCGGCGCGCGCCTTGAACCTCTTCTCGGCACGGCGTGACCTGCGGCTCATCAGCGGCGGCCCTGACGCGGACCGTGGATGCGGCCGGCCTCGCTCTCGATCAGCTCGCGCGACTGCCATGGCATCGCCGCCAGTTGATCCTCGGTGAAGTAGATGCCGCGGTTCTGGTGATAGGCTTCGCACGCCAGACGATCGATCACGTCGGGATCGCTCGGCGAGCGACCGAGATGGCGGCCGAGGCTGTTGGCGATGCGATGCTCGTTGTAGTGCTGGCGATTGCTCATCAGTGCACCGTTGGCTTCGGGGCGCTATAGAGCCGGTCGAACTTCTCGTTCGCCTCGCCGCTCTTCCAGCGCTGCAGCTCCTGCCAGTCGGGCCGGGTGCAGTCCTCGCAGCGTCCGCCGTAGTAGTGGTTTTCATCCTCGGTGAGCGACGATCCGCAGCCCTGGCAGATCATCACCGCGAGATGCTTGGGAAACCGCCGCGGCTTCGCCATTACTCGATCCACGGCGCGATCGGCGGGAAGCGGTCGCCGAGGATCTTGATCATGATCTTGCCCCCATCGAGGATGAGTTCCAGTTCGTGGGGCTCGAGGCTGAAGGCAACGACGAAACCGTCGTGCTCGCGCCTCGCCGTGATGATCTCGCAAGGACCGCGCTTCTCGACGTCCCAGTCGGCGGGCGGCGTTAGCACGAGATTGGAATCGGGCAGATCGACAAACCTCATGGCTCGAACTCCGGTGCTTCGGGGATTTCGGTCGGCGGCGGCGGTTCCTCGGGGGCGTGCACGTAGACCGGATCGCCGGCCTTCCACGGCTTCGGCTGCGACGCCGTAGTCGCGGCGACTTCCATGGCGCGGGTTGTGTCGCGTATCACGGCTCGCGTGACGGCGGCGACGTTGCCGGTCGTTGCCCGTGCTTCGAAGAAAGCCGCCGCCCAGGCCTCCATCGGTCGACGCTCGCAGAGCGCGAGGGCGCGTTCGGTGTTCGCCACGTTGAACAGGCGGTGTTCCTCCGGGATGTCGGTCCGAGCACGCTGATCGGCGAGGATCTTGCGGAGACGCTCGGCTTCCGGGACACACTTTGGCGCGGGCTTTGACGCCGCGGCTTCTGCCGGTTTCTCCATCGACTTCGCGCGATCGAGCATGCGCTGGCGCTCGCTATAGTGCGGTTCGATGACAGCAACGATCTCGGCCGGGCTTGGCCGGAAGGTTTTCGTCCGCAGCAGTTCGAGTGTTGCCGCCTGCAAGAGATCCTCCGGGTAATGGCCGCAAGTATCGATGACGTTGTCCGCCCAGATCGCGGCGTTCAGCCCGGTGCCGTTCTGCGTCGGCAGTGCCGAGAGCTTGTCGCATATCCATTTCAGGTACGGCGGCCTTGTCGGCAGTAGGCCTCGCTCGAGCTCGCCGACGACCCGCAGAACGCTTGCAGGATGGATCGCTGCCGTCGGCGTCCAGGCGACATCGCCCTCACCCTCCAGACGGTACGGATCGGCGAGCAAACGCCGCTGCGATTCCGTCAGAGACGGTGGGCTCGCCGCCTTGAGCGGATCGGCGGCTTGCGCGACCGGCAAGCTGCTTCGGTTCGTGCCGTTCGGCATATCGGTTCTCCAGGAGACCGGTGAAATGTTCGGGTTGAAGCAGGTTGTGGAGGTTGACCCAGCGCTTCGGCTTCGAAGGGTCGTCGTCGTCGCGCAGCCATTTGGCCTCGCGCAGGTTCGTCATCGCGATCCGCCAGCCATCGAGCCCGCACTCGGCGAGACGCTGGGCGAGGAGCTGGCGACGGTCGGTGTTCAGGAACCCCGGATCAGGGATTTTGAGCTCGTAGGCGATCGGACCCCAGAGCGCGAAGGCGGCGTCGATCTCGGGCGGCGTCGGTGGTTTCAGATCGGGCCGGTCGGACTGTGCCTCCCCACCCTCCCCGCTGCCCGCGCGCGCGGAAGAAGCAGAATCTTTCTTATCTTCTTGTGTGGGTGTGGGTGTGGGTGTGGGGGCATTGCCGGATGCATGCCGCGCTGCATTCCCGCGGCTTGAACCATTGCTGTTATCTTCCAATGACTTGCCGACATCGCTCGCAATGTCCCCTTTGTCCGGTGTGGCATTATTTTTTTCGTTTTTCTCGCGCCACCGAGACTTCGCGCGCGCACTCTGCTTTTTGCTCTTTGCCTGGACGTACTTGAACTCCTTCGTCAGCCGCTTTTGGGTGATCCAGTTGCCGTCGGACTGGCAGAACTCGACGATCAGCGGCCGCAGCTCGGCTTGGACGGCCTCGACAGAGCGCTGGAATTTGCGGGCCAGCCAGGCGTCATCGTTCGGCAGACGTTGCCGCGGCGCCCGCCAGAGCTCCATCAGAATTCTGAGATAACGCCCGTGCTCGGCGTCGGTGAGATGGCTGCAGTCGGCCAGGTAGGCGTCGATCGCCAGCGGGAAGAAGGCATGTTCAGCCATGCGACCACTCCCAACGGAGCTTGGCCTGGCCGACGACGGGCTGCCATTCACGGCCGCGGCGGTTCTGCCATCCGCGAGAATCTCGCTCTGGCAGCTGCGCGATGATCTTGGCACCTCCCCCACGAAGAGAGGCGCCGCTCTCGCTCGCCAGCGTGTAGGTGACGAGCCGCCGACCGCCCAGCGCGCGCCACGCCCGCCAGCAGCAGGCATAGAGGAAGCTACAGGCGCCTTTGGGTGCACCGTCGAGCACGCAACAGCGTGTCACCTCGGCGGTGACGCCGTCCTGCAGCTCTCTCGCGACCGGTCTACCCACGACCGCCACTCCGACCAGGCCCTCGCCGTCGCTGGCGCCGACCGCCCAGCGCGCGCCACGCACCGGCTTGTTATGCCGGTGGTGCGAGGCGATGAATTCGTTCGCCTCGGCCGTCGTGATGGGAACCGGGCAAAGCGCCATCTATGCGGCTTCCTTCGCGCCCGCGAGGACGTCGAACAGCGTCAGCGTCTCGGTCTCGCGCTCGGCGGCCCGTAGGAAGATCAGGCTGTCCAGCCAGTACGACCGGCTGAGCTCGACGCCGAGGCCTCGGCGGCCGGCAAGGACGGCCTGGCGCGGCACGGTACCCAATCCTGCGAAGGGATCGAACACCAGCTCGCCCTTCATGCTGAACTGCGTGATCAGTCGGTCGACGATGTCGAACTGCAGCGGGCAGAGATGCATCTCGCGTCCCTTGGCATGCTGCTCGCCGTTGAGCGTGCGCATGCGGGCGACGTCGCTCCAGACATCGTCATGCCAGGAGTGCGGCGGCAGCAGCATGAACGTGGCCGGCAGCAACTCGGCGCGATCGATCTCCTCGGCGATGGCGACATGCTCGTTGAAGTCGTAGACCTCGGCCGTGGAGCGTTCCCGCCAGATCCGGTAGAGCGTCTTGTGCAGGTCCTCGCGCTTCACCGATCCGCCGATCATGGCGCGGAGCTCGTCGCTGCTGATCAGGCGGTCGCCGCTCGATCGGGTGAAGCCGTGGGCATCGAGCTGCCAGCGGGAGCGGCTGTAGCCCGTCCCCGGCACCGGCTTCTTCCAGTTGCTGCGCTTGTCGAATGGCGCCGGCGTGCCGTGATCCTCGGCCAGCGGCTTCTCCTTGCGCACCGGATCGTCGGCGTAGCCGTTGCTGCGATCGGTTGGCGGCTTCCGGAACAGCAGCATGTATTCCGGCATCCCTGCCCCCATGCGGGTGCCGTCCTTGCATTGCTCCGACCAACCGAGGCGATAGGTCTGGTTGTTTTCCCGCACGACGTCGGTGACCACCGTCTTGCGCGACAGGAAGCCGAAGCCGTGCTTGCGGAAGGCGGCGACGGTCTCGTCGCTGAAGGGCTGCACGACCTGGAAGCCGAGGCCGCTCAGGCCGGCCGGCACGATGCGGTCCTTGACGTGGATGGCGGCCACGCGGCCCGGCTTCAGAACCCGGAAAAGCTCCGGGATGAGATAATCCATCTGCTCCCAGAAGTGGCCGTTATTGTCGGTGTGGCCGAAGTCGTTGTACGAGGGCGAATATTCGTACTGCGTCGAAAACGGGATCGACGTGACGATCAGGTCGACGCTTCCGTCGGCCATCGCGGCGGTTTCCGCGACGCAATCATTCTTGATCAGCTGCCAGCCGTTGCCCGAGGCCGCCTCGCGCTCGACGCCGATCGATCGCTGCAGCGCCTGCGCCATCGCCGCGGCCGAGAGACCGTATTCGCGGATGATCTCCGACATGCGGGCACGCTGCTCGTCGTGCTGACGCCATTTCCGCTCGAGGTTGCGCCTGATCTCGCGTTCGGCCTGGGTGTAGACGATGTCGATCCCGCAGGCCTCGGCCTGCCCGAACCGCACGATCCGGTGGAAGGCCTGAATGAAGTCCTGGAACTTGTGACCGATGCCGGCAAACACCATGCGGTGCGCCTGCTGGAGGTTGACGCCGGCGCCGTACATCACCGGCTTCGAAAGGAAGTCCTGATTTTCGCAGGCCTTCCAGCTTTCGATCAGCGCCTCGCGGTCGTCGATATCCTGGCTGCCGTAGAGCGAGGAGACCGTGCGGCCGGCCGCCTCGAGGCCCGTCTCGATGGCCTTCTGCTCGGCATTGAGATCACACCACACCACGGCCTGGCCGGGCGACGCGGTCACCAGCTCGACCGTCTTTGCCGCCCGAACATCGAGGGTATCGCGCTTCTCGCGGGCGGCATCGCTCACGCCGGTGGAGGCGTTGCGGAACATCCGCCGCTGCCCGTCTCGTTCCGTGCCGGCGGTGGCGTGGTCGCTCGGCAGCTCGTGCCACGTCACCTTGACCGGCGGAAGCTCGTAGCCGTCGTCGCTGAAGCCGAGATCCGATGGCTTCGTGACGAACAGCGCCCAAGAGGCGACCCAAAGCCAGAACTCGCGCTCCTTGTGCGGATGAAGCGTGAGCTTGTCGGCTTGTTCGCTGTTGCGCTTGAAGAAGCGCGTTTTGGCCTCGGAGACCTCCATGATGCCGAGGAAGGCGGCATAGGCCAGCAGCTCGATATATTCATTGGGCGACGGCGTCGCCGTGGCGACGAAGCGGTACCCCGGGCTTCCTTCGAAGAGCCGCATGAACTCGCGGAAGGTTTTCGTGCCACCGAAGCCGCGCAGGATCGAGGCCTCATCGAGGCTGACGCAGAAACCGGTCGGATCGAGCTTGCCCTCCCGGATGCTTTCGTAGTTCGTGAGCCAGATCGCGTCGGTGTCGTCGATCTCGGCGGTGGTGCGCGCGAAGCGGAGATCGATCGACCAGTCGTCGGTGAAGAACCGCTCGGCATCGCGCATGAATTCCTGGCGGACACCGAGCGGCGCCACGATCAGCCGCGGCACGTCGACCGGGGCGAGCCGCATCACCTCGAGCTGCGTCACCGTCTTGTGCAGACCGAACGAGGAGAACAGCGCCCGCCGGCCACCCTGGAGCATCCA